TTTAACGTGACCCTAACCCGATTAGGATTGGAGTAGTAATTTTCTACCTTGAAACACGGCTGTATATTCAACTACGACGCGTACAGTTAGGTCGATATCGTGATAGTCTGAGAATGCAGCAGCAAAGATGTTGTAGTATGCTAGTTGAGTTGGCGATGCATTGGCGAGTCCCCAGGCGGTTCCTTCGTCTCTCGCGTTTCCGATGTTGTCGTTGATTGACTTGAGGTGAAAGAACTTCTTGAGTCCGAATTTCTGCGATACTCTGGCGATCGGGGCGCCTTCGGCTGAAGGTGAAGCATAGGTCCATTTAGTACGGTTCCTCTCGAGTAGGCCTTCGTTCGTTTGGCCGGCGGTGTTATCTTGCACTGACTCCGCAGTCGTGGAGTTACGTAAGGCGATACCTACGATGGCTGTCTGCGACTGGTTACACTGGAAGGCAACACTGATTTTGGAGCCTACGACGCAGAAGCGCTCGTACAGGGCCATAATTTGGTCATATCCTAGCGGTTGATGGGCTCCGGCAAATCCGGAGCTAGGAGCGTATAAATCGTTGGCTTTGACGTTGATCATGGCAGTCCCACCACTGCTGGGGTTCATTTGCGCAGTGAATGCGTATCTCATCTTGATCATTTTACTATCCGGCGTGATAGTACGTGGAATATAGTTGCGGCGGCGGCGTCTGAAGCGCACGCGTCTCGCAGGAGCCCGGCGGCGAGCAATGGTGCGGGTTTTTTTTCTGGGGTAGTTCATAAAGGACATTCTCCTTTTCGGCATTTTTTTTTTGAGGCTCTTTATAATAGGAAAATATTTTAATTTCAAATGTTAAGACACACACTAATTCCAATTTGAAATGTCGGCGAAATTGACATGTTTCGATTTTACCTTGAAATACGAAGAGGGGCCTTATGACGATCACTTTAAGCTCGGGAAGGCCCTGGGAGAGATCTGCAAGGATCACAGTACGTTTCAGAAGGAGAAGTCCCTGACTGGCTTTTTACATTGGCAAGGGCGCATTATTACGAAGAAGCAGTATCGTATGTCGGAAATTGTCAAGATTGGGGCTGAGACGTTTCTGCATGGCATCCACTGGTCGCCTACGACGAACGTGAATAAGGGCAACATGGATTACGTCACTAAAGACTTCACCCGCTGTGAGGGCCCTTTTGTGGTTGGTGACGTTGGCAAGCCTCTGACTTGGCAGTTGAAGGCATTTTACGGTTATGGTAGTTTGATGCCATGGCAGGCGGAAATCAAGGAGATTCTGCAGCGCAGGGAAATGAGGTTGATTCACCTTGTGTGGGACAAGACGGGAAATAACGGGAAATCGCTATTCTGCGAGGCGATGGAATATGAGGGGCTCATTGAAGAAGTGCCCCCGTATCGTATGATGGACGATGTTTTTCAATGGGTGTATGGTCGGCCGGCCAAGCCGGCTTACGTGTTTGATTTACCTCGCGGTATCAAGAAAGGCAATCTGGGTGACTTTTACGCTGGTATCGAGGTGATCAAGAATGGATGTGCGTTTGATAAGCGGAATTATCCGAAGAAGCGTCGTATCGGACGTCCGGTTGTCGTCGTGTTTACGAACACTCTCCCGAACTTTGATTTGATGTCGCGTGACCGTTGGGTGGTCCATGTGCTCGAGGATGGTCGTCTCTCTCGTTTTGACCCTGGAGGAGGAGATGGGCAATCTGGGGAGGATGGCAGTTTTCTAGGCGCTTCGCTGTAATACTAAAAACTGCCGGTTCATTAGGCATTTAGGCAACCCTGCGGGGCCAAAAAAAAATGATGGTCTTGGCCTTCGGCCGCTTGCCTCCGGCACTTTCCGCCCTTGATCCTTTAAGACAGCAAGCCCGGAACCCGGGGGTGGGTAAGATTTCGTCTTTCGTGGACGCGAGTCCCTAACCCCCACCCCCCTGACCCTAACCCGTTTAACGTGACCCTAACCCGATTAGGATTGGAGTAGTAATTTTCTACCTTGAAACACGGCTGTATATTCAACTACGACGCGTACAGTTAGGTCGATATCGTGATAGTCTGAGAATGCAGCAGC